AACACCAAAGATAAATGAGGTCAGGTATGTTATGAAGTTTGCGTGGTGGCCTAAAAAATCAAACGACGAGATAGTATGGCTAGAACGTTATTTAGCCAAAGAGCGGTATCAACTAACCACGGCTTTTTCAAGCTGGCCTTACTATGATTGGGTCGAAGTATGATGACCGACATAGCCCTAGCCTTCTTCATTGGCTTTCTGATCGGCCTTGTGATGCGCAGGCAAGACAAAGACATCGCCGAACAAAAGCGTATCTATGACGAGAAATTGAAAGAGTACGAAACAAACATCACGTATTACAAAAACTTGTGCAAATGGCACGTAGAAAGGATGCAACATGGAGCCAGTGACAATACCTCCGAGCCTAGTTAAGTACTGCTTTGAGGATGACGATGCAATTGATAGCATACGGGAGATGACAAAAGACCTGTACGAAACAATCGAGCACCGACTCAATCAAGTAGAACGACGTAGCAATCAAGCACTCAGACTAGCCCGTACTTGGTGCATCATGGCCGGTGAGGCAAAGGGCTGGACAGAAACCGAAATCGAAGCACAACTAAAGGACATCATAGGAAAATGAGCAAACTCAAAGTAACTGAACCTGCAGTAAAAGAAAAGTCGGGCAAGATCCTCAAAGACACACCAGCATACAGCCACGAAGAAATTGAGAAGAAAGCAGGCCGTCCCAAAAATGCAGACAAGCGTGGCTTTCTGCTATCCAACGGCAAGTTTGCTGACCGCGAAAAAGCCGCCAAAGTTGCCAAGGCTGCAGGCGAAGTAAAAAACCCAGGCAAAAAGCTGCACAGCCATGAGCTGCGCAAGGGACTTGGACTTAAAAAAGCAAAGGAGCCAAAATGACCAACAATCGTGACGGTGGCAAGGGCGACACCCCGCGCCCACTCTCTGTGGACCAAAACACCTTTGAGGAAAACTGGAACCGCATCTTTAACGAGAAGCCTGAAAATACTGTGGAGTTTGACGTCGAGGCAGACAACGACCACGTAGAAATTCTTGCAACTATACCATTTGGGAAATGACATGACAAAGAAAACCAAAGTAGAGTTTGAAGAGGGCTGGGCCGATGAGTTAGAGCTCACACAAGACGAGTACGATGCGCTGATTGATGGCATCATGCAATTAGTTGAAACGGGCGAGATCTTTGAACAATCTACTCCAGTGGATGAGCTACCCGAAGAAGAGCAAGCACAGATAATTGACATGTTGACTCATAAAAAGAATACGAGACACTAATGGTTAAGAAGAAAAAGAATTACAACTACTACAAGCTAGACGTTGGCTTCTTTCCGGACATCATCAAGCTGTGCTTTGACGACAAGGTATTCCAACAAATCTTAAAGGACCACGATGTTACTCTCAAGGCTAATGCACTGGACAGCGGGATTGCTGAGACGCACCTCATCGGTGATGGCAAGGACGCTATCATTATTTTGGTTTTTGATCTATCTCTTGTTAATGATAATCTTGGCGACTTGGTTGATACGATTACTCACGAAGTTAGTCATGCTGTGGATCATCTGGCCGAGCACATAGGCGAAGAGGACAACTTTGTTAATGAGACCCGGGCCTACTTATCAGGCCACCTAGCCGGTCAGATATTTAAAATTTGTATGCACGAAAAGGAAAAGCATGCTAGAAAAACAGATAGAGCAAAGACTAAACAAACTAGTAAAACAAAACGGGGGTATGTCTCTGAAGTTTATATCAACCGTGACGGGGGTACCGGATCGCATAGTTCTGCTGAACTCGAAAGTATTATTCGTAGAGCTCAAGACGACGACGGGCAAGCTGAGCAAGAGACAAGAACTGGTTTTTGACGAGTTTGGAGAGCAAGGCTTTCCAGTACACATTATTAGAACATACGAAGACATAGAGGATTTTTTACGTGAAGCGCTCAGACCTGCACCAATACCAACAGCATCTTATCAATTTGTCCCGTACGGTCCCGAACATGGGACTTTTTCTGCCACCGGGGCTGGGCAAGACAGCGACGACGCTCACCATCATTGCGGAACAATTCGAGGGCAAGACCTTGATCATCGCGCCAAAGAGGGTAGCGGAGACGGTCTGGGACGCCGAGGTAAAGAAGTGGGACCACCTGTCGCACCTCAAAGTGTCCAAGATCATGGGGACGCCGGCGCAGAGATTGTCAGGCTTGACTTCGGAAGCAGACATCTACCTGATTAACCTAGAAAACGTGGCGTGGCTCTGTGACGTTCAGCCTAAGTTAGTGTTTACTAACTTAGTGATTGATGAGTCTAGCCGATTTAAGGACCCCAGCACTAAGCGCTTTAAGGCACTCAAGAAGCATTTAAAGGGCTTCCAGAGGCGCGTAATCCTAACTGGCACACCTACCCCTCAGGGCATGTCTGATCTCTGGTCTCAGGTGGGTATACTGGACTTAGGCCAACGCCTAGAGACTAGCCTCACCCGCTTTAGGGACAAGTACATGGTGCCAGACCAGATGAACCGGCACACCCGCGTGGTGTACTCATGGAAGCTCAAGCTGGGCGCGGACATGCAAATCCAAGAGAAAATCTCAGACATCTGCTACAGCCTCAAAGCTGAGGACTATCTGCAGCTGCCCGAGTGCACCAAGCTGTACCACAAGATTCAAATCGACAAAAATGTAAGGGCAAAATATGACGAGCTTAGAAAAGACATGGTCGCTGACATCAAAGGTGAAAAGATCACAGCTCCGACAGCAGCGGCACTGGCGAACAAGCTCCTCCAGTTCACATCGGGAGCGGTTTATAATGAAGAAGGAGAAACTCAAGAAGTACACCGTTCTAAACTGGAATATCTTGAGTCGATCATGGAAGAGTCCTCTTCCCCTACACTGGTATTCTACCACTTTAAGCACTCGCTCCAACGCATACGTCTTCAATTCCCGCAGGCTGTGGTGCTGGACGATGACAACATTGAAGCGTGGCGTCGTGGCGAGATTCGTATGCTCCTTGCCCATCCCCAAAGTGGGGGTATCGGGCTTAATCTACAGTGCAACGTTGGAGACACAGCACAGACGGTGTGGTTTGATTTACCATGGAGTTCAGAGAACTACATCCAAGCCAACGCACGTATTTACCGCCAAGGGCAAGAAAAACCGGTTATCATACACCACCTAACTGTGTCTAATAGCATCGACGAGCAAGTTGTTAAAGTTTTGGACGGAAAAATAAATTTGCAAGAAGCACTTTTAGACGACCTAAAATGCGTATTAGTATAGCCATGAGAACAAAAACCAAACACAAAATAAACGCCGCGACTCCTCGCCTATCTGACGAGGAGTTAGACCCTATCGAGCAAGATGACAATGACGGTATCTCCACAGAGTTAGTAGAGGCCTTCTTGCCGTGGAGCGCCGAAGATATATTGGACATCAAGCGACTAATAGCCGATAAGATGCCAGCGAAAGAGCGGTTTGTGCTTGAAGCATTTTTAGAAGGTCTCACACACATCGAGGCCAACGTGTCTGAGAAATACTGGCGGTATCACTTTCTCAAGGGCGTTGAGTTTATTAAGAAGGAATTAAAGCTATGAGCTACTTTATTGTAGAGCACAAATACAAAGGCAATTATGTTATGGAAACGCTTGCTGGTGTGGAAGATATTGACACTAGCTTATACAAAGATCTATTGGGAATCTGGGTTTGTGAGAGCCCGGAAGAGTGTCAAGCAGTGGAAAATGAACTCAAGAGGATGAGACATGAACGATCCAGTCAACCAGCCTAAGCATTATACCGCGCACCCTAGCGGAATCGAGTGCATTCAAATTACAGAGCACATGGGATTTAATCTCGGTAACGCACTCAAATATATTTGGCGTTGTGATTTAAAAAAAGACGCGATAGAAGACCTACGCAAAGCACGTTGGTACATCGAAAGAGAAATAGCAAAACGAATCAACCACGAACAGGAGTGTGGCAAATGATTATTGAAATTGATGACGATTGTGTCGATGGTATTATCCAAGGCGCGCTGTTGCGCGATTACGTACACTTGATGGATGACATCAAGCTGCACAACAAAACCGGCGAGCACCTGCATGAGGATGACTTTGAGGCGTACCAACAAGTAGCTGCAGCGCTAAAAGTATTAGGCAACTGGTACTTTCCGTTTGGCGAATTTGATAAAGAAGTTAAAAAAGCGAGGAAGAAAAAATGAAACTATTCTCGCAATATGATCGTTTTGATTTAGAGCAAGACATCATCAAACTTTGGGAAACTAATGAGGCAATTGATGAGTTGGTACGACAACACCTTGACAGATCAGAGGGCCCATTCTCAGACGACGAGTTTGCCAATCGTTTGGATGCTATTAAGTACATGAACGATTTAAAAATCCAGCGCTTGTGGGACGGCTTTGAAAAGATGTTAGAAAATGGCCACTTCACAAAGTGGGACAAAGAGTATTTTGACAAAAAGAAAGGTAAGAAAAAATGACAGACCAAACGCAACAACCGGATCCGTTGGAAAATGAGATTCTTGATT